GGCTGGGCGGAACTCAGCTGGCAGCATGGCGATGAACTGGCGGATCTTCCAAAACAGCGATTTCGGGTCGCCCAGCTTATCGACGTATTCCTCCTTGCGGCTGCCGAAGCCGACCACCACGCCAGGATAGAACAACCACATCCAGACCGAGAACGCTACACAGAGCCAGGAAATGCCCATGTCACGGCTTTTCTCAGTCAATCCATCCTCGCGCCCGCGCCAGCGCTCCAACACCCAGGTAACAAATTCCTCCTGCTTCGGGAACATCAGGAACGGCACGACTGTAGGCAGTCCGATTTCCGCATTACGCGGGTCGAAGGTCATCCCCCAATCGTTGATGAAATCGATGGGGTTGACCTTGTAATGCTCTTTCAGCCCTGGCAGCAGGCCTGGATCTGTGCGCAGCCGGTGAAGCCGCTCGGAGCGCATCGCATAGATGCGCTCGTAATCCGGGGCCTTGAAATCAAACCACTCAGGAATCGCCATGGATCAGCCTCTTGTAGGCCTCCTCGGCGCTGACGGTCACTGTCGAATTGGTCTGTATCGGCGGCAAGTCGTCGGCGCCCCCAAGGCCCATCTTCAGGCCGAACTGTTTCGGCTTGAGGCGCTGCGCCGCTTCGATACGAGCGTAGATGCGCAGCTTGGCCTTTTGGATCGCGTCCCTGTCGTTCTTACAGTTATCGGCAATCTCCACGATTTCGTCAAACTGCGAGAAAACTTGCTCATTCTTGGCCGCATCGTACATCAGTGCAAAGGTTGGCTGCTCGGCCTTCCAGCGGAACACCGTCGCCTTGCTCGGCATGCCCTTGCGTTTGCAGATTGTCGCGATACTCTCAGTTGTCGATGCCATGGCGGCGCAAAAACGCGCGGCGAGTTCTGGATCGTATGCCATATTGCCACTCCCTTGATGATGCCTATCTAGTGCCCTACCCGGGCCAGGTATTACGGATTGACTGCAAAAGCCGCTGCGTCCGACACCAGGCGCTTGCTGGCGTCCGTGTATGTCAGGCGTGCGTTGTATTGGCCGTCCACCGTCAGATCGCCGCTTTGGATCGTGTAGGCGATATATTCATTGGCGTCGAAAGTGCCCAGGTCGGTACTCAGCGGCGAGCCTCCCACTGACACGATGCTACTGGCATGCGTGCGCGTAAATGTCGTGTCGTCAGGTCGCGTCACGACAAGCGACAGTGCAGTGTAGCCGCTGATGTCGAAATTGACGTTCATGTACAGTACGATGCCGTACTCCCCCACATTCATCGTCATAGCGCCACCATTTGCGTAGTCGTGTTGATTGCCGTGCTGCGCATGTCACCAGTAACCGGCACCGAGTCAGCGCGCATAGTGCCGGCGCATGCATCAGTTGCCTGTAGCGCGGACACAACCAGCGCCACCTCCGATAACCTCATATTGGCCCACAGGTATTCATTCGCCGCGACGACCTGGCCGATGTCCAGCCCCAGTGTGATGATGTGCGCGATGTCACCAAAGCTGCCGAATCCATCCGTAACCAGAGTTGACGTACTCATGATGCGCGGGTGATGCTTGTCGGGGTTGTCGCGCTGTCAAGTGTGAACGTCATTGCGGTTGTTGAACCATCCAGCTTTTTCGCCGTTAGCGTCGTTGACGAAATGCTCTTTTCGGCCATCAACGACCACAGCATGTATAGCATCTGTGCCGGCGTAGCGGTGGCGCCATCCGCTGCGTATGCCTCTGTCATCGCGACCGTGCCTTTAGCAAAATCGTATGCACTTGTCAACGTTACCGCGTTCGTGACATTCGTCGCTGTCGTGATAGTGCCTGCCGTAATGTTTGTCGGGCTGGCCACAGATGACGGGAACGTAACGCCAGCGGCGGCCGTCACCGTCTGTCCAGCCAATTGGTCCGTGTTTGCCGTGACCCGTGCAGTGACACTGCCAACGGCTCCAGTGACTGACCCCACCGCGCCAGTCACGCTGCCAACAGCGCCCGTAACAGATCCGACAGCACCGGAAACGCTAGCTACAGCCTGGGACGTGCTAATCGTCGTCCCTGACAAGCCAACCGCTGTCGTCGGACTGCCAACATTCGCCCAGTCCACACCAGCCTCGCCGCCAGCGCTTACATCAAGCGTACGGCCGGCAGTCGTCGGCACAAGGGGCAGCGCCACAGTCGCCAGGTCGTTCCAGGTTTTGCAATTGACGTTCGGAATGCCCGCGACCGTCGGCGTGCTGAATACGGTGCCGAGTAGGTATTTTGCATCCACCAGCGGCACGCCGGTCACATTCACGGCCGGGATCGTGCCACCAACCCACTGCGTCGCGTTGGCCTTGACCACACCGCTGGTAAAGTCCAGTTGGCCGGTGCCGGTGCCGGACGACAGCAGCACGCTAGCGCCGATGTCGCGCGCGGTCTGCGCTGTGCCAGACCCCGAGGGGCCGAGTTTGACGGTGTTCGCGTCGGCCAGGCCAGCGGCGTCCACTACTAGGGTGCGGCCGGCGGTGGCTGGTTTGAGCGCGCTGTTCTTCCTGATCGTGAAGCTGGCCACGACGGTGCCAACAGCTGAAACGCTGTCCACGGTGCCAGTGGTCACCACGATGTCGAAGAAGCTGCCGGCGGCGTAAAAAGTTCCATCGGCGCTGGTATCGATAGCGAAATGGTGCAGGCCGGTCACGCTGTCGAAGTCCACCGTCAATGTGACTCCGGTGGTGCTCTGCGTCGTGCTGTTGTCCTTGTACACGGACAGCGCGGGCGTGCCGGCCAGCGTGAACGGTGCGCCAGTGCTTGGTCGGTATGTCGTGAATTTCCCGTACACGACTGTGCTCGTATCGAAGTCGCCCAGGTGCTTCATGCGCAGATCCTCCCGCTCACTGGCATAGCCAAACCGCCGCCACCTCCCGCGCCGTCATCCCCGCCGCACACGCTCACGCCGATCATGAAACGGCGAGTGCCGCTGTTGATCGATGAAAAGGCGGTGCCGGCGCCGATTGTGTTGCGCGACACGCCATAGCAGTTAGCGCCCAGCGGCAGCGCGGCCATGTCGCCAGTCTGCTCATCGATATACATCAGGCCAATATTCACGGCCGCATCCGGCTTAAGAGAAACGACATAATCCGTGTTTGCGGCGAGGGTCAAGATAGACGCGAGCGGTATCCACAGCCAGCGCGGTGACGAGCCACTGATAACCCCAAGGGTATTTGCATCGATTGCTACCGTGGCCGTGGCCGTCGGGCCAGCCCCAGCCGCCGAAGGGTCGGAGTAAAGCACCATTGATAAATTGGCGTTGCTTGCCGACGCTATGCCACAGACAAAAAGGCCGTCTATCTGAATCGGCGTATTGAATCGAAAGATATTGCCGTATTCTTTCGTCGTGTCATTATTTTTATACGCTTGCTGCGTTGGTGACACGGAAAATGGAACAGTCCCGTAAATAATCCCCCGCGTCCCGTCATCAGCTTCAATCACGATATTGGGGATAGCAGACTGCACGGAATATGTCGGGCCTGACGTGATTAACGTGGTGCTTGGAAATGCCACGGCTTGTGCAGCGGCCCATGTGCGAACACGCACAGCCTGCGTCCCGCTCGTCACCGCCAGTTTAAAGGCAACAGAAATCAGCGCACCATGCGCGATAGTTTTACTGCCACTCCCCATGGCCGTAGCCAGTGCCGTGGTGCTGGATATCGTGTCAACGCCAGCCACTAGGGTTGCTGATACGTCGAAAGTACCATCACCACGCGCCGGGGGACCATTCGCGGCATCAACGTCCTGGATTCCAATTTGCAACGACGCAACCACGACAAATGCAATAGACGCGCCAGGCAGCCAGTGGATTTTCCCGCCTGCGCTGCTGACTGTATGCGACCCACGGTCGGCCCAGTACACGTGCCCGATGTTATGGACTTCCTCGGCGTCGGCATCCATCAGTATGTCGGCGGTGGTCGGCAACTGCACGCCGCCGACATACGGGAATCCCGGCACCCAAGCCATTTGCCCACCGACCCAGTTCGCGGCCGTCATGCTGTCACCGTCACGCCGGCTTGCAGCGCCGCTTTGGCCTGAGCAGGCGTCTTGCCGGACTTGCACAGGCGACACAGGACTCGCACGAAAGAAGCCAGGTCATCGTCAGTGATCGGCGCGGCCATATCTTCCAAGTCCAGACGTACAGATGCAGTCTTGGCGCCGGTGACGGTCAGGTGCAAATGATTGCCACCAGCACATATCCCTGCAGCGGTAATCGTCACTGACGCCATTACGTTGCCCCAAAGTAAAAACCCGCCAGGGACGCCGCTGGCTCCACTTCGGGATGCCGGGCGCGTCGCACAGACGGGGTTGAATTGTCAAGCGGAATTCTACACCACTATTTTCCAGAATCAACTATTTGCTCTATTTCATCGTGCGCGGCGCACAGTTTCTCAGCGAACTCAGGGGGCTTGATGGAAAGCTTGCGGCAGATGACAGGCTCCAAGGCCTGGGTGATGTAGCGCCAGTGCAGTAGCAGGCGGCTGAAATTGGTGAGGTGGCGCATACCGCGCTCGATGGCCAGGGCGTCTGGCTCGGCAATGGGCGTCGTGACGGTGTTGCCAGACCAGACATTGCCTAGTGCGGCCTTACGCATGCTCTCGCATATCACGCCGGTCATGCAGTCGGAGCCGCGCCGGTTGCGCGCCGTCGCCCACCGCGCCCAGTTCTCGAGCCGCTCAGTAATCGTCCCTCGCGCGATATGGTCTCGCATCATGCCTCCCTGTCTCAGTGGCAACATGATACCACCAAGCAAAAAAATCCCCTCGGAGGGGGGGGGAATAGAGAGACGCTATGGAGCCCGGACCATGAAACCCGGTAATGGCGATTTGGCAAACCGTGCGGGATTCGAACCCAGCTTACGCAACTTGAAAGGCTGCTGACATTACCAAACGTCGAACGGTTCTTTAACTGGCGCTCCCGCAGCGGAGTCGAACCGCCGATTTCTCCGCATCTCGCGGAGGGTCTTACCTTTAGACGAAGGGTGCATCAAACTGGAGCGGGTAGAGGGAATCGAACCCTCGTCTTTTGCTTGGAAGGCAGCAGCTCTGCCATTGAGCTACACCCGCTTTGAAACTGGTGCCCCCACTGAGATTCGAACTCAGACTGAACGGCTTCCAGGGCCGGCCGTCTACCAATTGACATTACACCCAGGTAAAATTCAGACCGCGTAAGCCGGTCCCTGCTGGCCCATCGAACCGTCGATTCAAGTAGGGTGTCGAACCCTATTTCTCTTGCCAAATCTCGGCCAGCGATGCGGAATCGAACCGCCATTATCTTCTCTGCTGCTATTCTTCCCGGTTGCTTCCGGGGCGCCCGCGTACTGTGCGCAGCTTCTTGCAAT